AGAGAATCTTGGTGTAACTGGTACTACCGCTAAAGAAGCAGAGAGTACAATTACTGGTTCTGCGGCATCGATGAAATCTGCCTTTGATAATTTTTTAAATGGAAGTGGTTCGCCAGAAGCGTTAGCATCGACTATTACAGTTTTTGTAGGAAATGTTACTAATGCAATTGTTCAACTTGCTCCAAATATATTAAACGGAATAGTAACAGTTATTAATCAATTGATTCCTCAAGTTGGACAACTGTTAATCAATTTAGTTCCAATGCTTTGGGATACATTAAATGAACTATTAACATCTACTTTGAATCTGATAAGTGAAAATGTTGATCCTCTAGTTAATACTGTACTTGATTTAGTTACATCATTTATTAATTTTATATTAGATAACTTACCTAGAATCATTGAAGTTGGATTACAAATTGTACTTGCTCTTGCAACAGGAATTACTGATAGAATCGATGATATTATTCCAGCGGTTATTAGTGTTATTTTAAAAATAGTAGAAATAATTGTTGATAATGTCGATTTAATAATTGATGCGGCTATTAAATTAATGATTGGTATAAGTAAGGGAATTGTACAATCTATACCAGAAATTCTTACTAAAATTGTAATACTAACAGCAAAAATTATAAAAGCCTTACTTGATTTATTAAGCCCATCAAATATATGGGATGTTGGTAAGCAAATTGTTAAAGGAATTTGGGAAGGAATCAGCAATGGTTTTGATTGGTTTAAAAAGAAAATCAAAGGCTGGGTAGGTAATGTAATGTCATTTATAAAGAATTTATTTGGCATTCATTCACCATCAAGAGTTATGAGAGATGAAGTAGGATTACAAATCGGTAGAGGTGTTGCAAATGGTATTACAAAGTCTGTATCAGATGTTCAAAATGCAATGTCATATTTATCTGGAAAAGTTCAAACAAGTTTTAATCCTGTGATTAATCCAACTACGAATACTAATCCATTTATTCTTCAGATAGATAAATTTGTTAATAATAGAGAACAAGATGTTCAAGGACTTGCTGAAGAAATGGAATTTTATAGAAGGCAAGCGGCACTAGCGAAAGGTGGTAATTAATATGTTTAAATGGAATAATATTGAATTTAGAGATAAGGGAATTATTGTTGAACACACTCCAAAAATTGCTAAACCGAAAAAAAGGATCAATGTATATACGATTGAAGGAAGAAATGGTTTCTTAACAATTGATACTGGCACATATGATTCTTTTATTTTATCGGTTTCTTGTCACTATAATTCAAATAATGTGAATTTTGAAGATATTAAAGAATTTTTAGATGGTTATGGAACAATTACTATGGATGGTCAAAAAGAATATACTGCCATAATTCAAAATCAAATAGACTTTGAAAAAGTGCAAAATTTTAAATC